ACTACAAGCACTATTACAAGTACTTTAAACACAGGTACATTAAATGCCAATGGAACTGCAACTGTAAATGCATTAGCATCAAATGGAGCAGTGTCGGGTACAACTTTTACTGGTACAGATGCTACTTTTACTACCAAAGTAACAACTGCTAATTTAGCTACAGGTCTAATTAATGCTAATGGAGCAGTTACGGTTAGTTCATTGACTTCAAATGGCACTGTATCTGGTACAACATTTACAGGCACTGACGCCACATTTACCACAAAAGTAACCACTGCCAACTTAGCCACTGGTCCAATCAATGCCAATGGAGCTGTAACTGTAAGTTCTTTGATCAGTAACGGCGCTGTATCTGGTACAACTGGTACTTTTACAACTAGCACTACGACCAGTGCCTTAAACACAGGCACACTAAATGCTAACAGCACAGCAACTGTGGCCAGTTTGACCAGTAATGCAAATATTACACTAAGCGGTAATATCATTGATACAGGTGCTTTGGCAATACAAACTGGCAGCAATGGTAATATTTCATTAGAACCCAATGGCACTGGTGTAGTAGTGGTAACTAAAGATTTAGTAACAAATGCTAACTTAACAACAGGCCCCCAAAAATCCATACTTTTCTTTGATGGCGATAGCTCTCATTATGTGGGATTCAGAGGTCCGTCGGCAGTTACTGCCAATGTAAGTTGGACATTGCCTAGCACAGATGGCACTTCAGGCCAAGTATTGTCGACTGATGGATTAGGTTTACTATCGTGGGCCACTGGGGGCGGCGGCAGTGGCGGCGGCGGATATTTCAACAGTACTTTAACAAGTTTTCCAGGATCAACGGCCAATGTTGATTATGGTGATGGCGAAACTTATGTAGGTCAAGCAGCAACTACCGATGCATTTGGTATAGGTATTGTTGCGGTGTTTTCATGTATGGATCCTTTGGGTAGTTTACAGTCTGCTGATCTAGGAGCTTTATAATTAAATAAATAATTAGAGAGATTTATTATGCCAACACAAGTACAATTTAGACGAGGAACTACTGCTCAAAATAACAGCTTTACTGGAGCTGCGGGTGAATTATCCATTGACACGGATTTGGATGTCATCCGTGTACACGATGGCACTACTGCGGGAGGATTTGCTTTAGTTGGGGCAAATGCTTCGCAAACTTTGACTAACAAAACACTAACAAGTCCAACGATTACAGGAGCCACAGTCACTGGCACAACAGCAAGATTTGATACTAGTGTAACAACAACAGCATTAAACACTGGTACTTTAAATGCTAACAGCACCGCAACTGTAAATGCATTAGCATCAAATGGCGCAGTATCGGGTACTACAGGAACATTTACCACTAGTACCACAACAAGTGCATTGAACACAGGAACTCTTAACGCTAATAATACAGCAACTGTTTCTAGTTTAACAGCTAACAATAATATTACATTAGGTGGTAGTATTATTGACACAGGTGCTTTGTCAATACAAACTGGCAGTAATGGCAATATTTCATTAGAACCTAATGGTACTGGTGTAATTGTTGTTACCAAAGACATAAGAAATGGTCAAGCTAACGCCACAGGTAACATCGGATCAAGTACAAGTTACTTTAACACAGTGTTCGCTAAAGCAACTTCAGCACAGTATGCTGACTTAGCAGAAAGATATCAAGCAGACTTTGAATATGAACCAGGTACTGTTTTAGTTTTTGGTGGTGAGTATGAAGTTACACAAAGTACAAAAGATCATGATACGGCCATTGCTGGGGTGGTGTCCACAAACCCTGCGTACATTATGAACGCAACATTACAAACACCAAACAGTGTGTCGGTAGCCTTATCAGGGCGAGTACCTTGTAGAGTATTAGGACCAGTTGACAAAGGTACAGTGCTTGTCAGTGGCCATATTGCAGGCACAGCACAGGCCATAGATCATTCTAAAGCAATGTTGGGATCTGTAGTTGGTAAAGCCATGCAGGCTATTGCAGACAACAGTGTGCAACTTATTGAAATCAGTGTTGGTCGTAACTAATTTAACTGTTCTTGTGTTCTAATTTTCATTCGTGTTTTTTCAGCACGAATTGATCTAAACACACCAGGGTGCAACGGTTTAGGATAAGCATCTAAAGGCACCCAACAATATCCTTTGTGTTCATTGTTTAACTCAGGTACAAATTCATTATCAACCTTAATTAAAAAAGTATGATATATAAATTTTTTGTTATCACTAGTATATTGTTCGATAGGTATTATTTTAGCACCAGTGATTTCTCCGCCTAGTTCTTCTTTAATTTCTCTCATTAATCCAGCTAGTATAGATTCATTGGGTTCTATTTTACCACCAACCAAACCCCAAGAATCTGGATATCTACCGTTGTTTCTTAATAAGAAAAGGTATCGCTGAGTAGCAGTACAGTAAATTAAACTGCCGCAGCCTTGATTTATATTATTAATTGCCATCGTCCTGCAGGATAAAATCCCTCATAACTCTTTGTCCACTGGGATCCATCCCATTTGTACTGAACACTTGTGGTCATATTTGTTGTGTACTGTGTTGTGGTTGCAGTGTTGCTTCTAAAGTCTACTATCCAGTGACTACCGTTATATTGTATAATATCATTGGCATTGGCCACAAGAGGTGTGTTATCGATACCTAACCAATTGTACACACTGGCATTAGCACCTGTTTCTTGGCTGTTATAGTCATTTACTAGTAGATATCTAGTGCCATTAGCCAAATACTGTAAATCTCTATTAGGTCTGCTGCTTAAAGGATCTATAATAGCATTGATTGGAGGAAGTGTATTTGTAGGAATAGTGTCAATGTCTGGGTTCCATAACAACACTGTGTCGTCGTTGGGATTATATGCCACAGTACCAACAACTTCTAGTCCACTGTCTAATTCTACACTGATCTGGCTACTTCCGTTCACTAAGTTACCATAAACATTGACAATATCTCGCCATGGCTCATTGGTACCATATTTGTAGTCTACTGCGGTAAACACAATTCTGTCACCCACATTAGCATACACCAAGTTGCTGGCCAACACAGTATTGCCTGCTGTACTTAGTACTCTTGTTCGACCCACTGAAGCAGACTTTAAATAATTATAAGCATTGGCGGTAACATTGCCGGCACTGTTAGCAGTTAAATTAACTTGTGTATTGCTGATAACCGAACTAACAGTGCCTAATGCTGTGTTATTACTGTTGTAAAGAACTACATTTGGAGACAGTGTGGTTAGAAAGTTAGTGCCCACACCATTTACAGTTACACTATTGGTGTTAGCAGTGATATTGCCCAATCCTCGATAAGACAGTCCCAGAATCTCCATACCTGGTTCAATTGAACTGGCATTTATGTCTAAGTTTACTCTAGTGTTGCCTTCGCTGATATTACTGATAACATTGGCCACTATTTGTTCACCAAATTGTTCTACTGCGTGTTCGTTGTATTTGACCAGTTTTACTGTGTTTTCTAATAAAATTATTCCATAATTTAGCACAGTGAAATATTGTTTGGATAATAGATTGGCATCGTCATAAATTGCTGTATTAATATTACCATTTGCATCATATAAGTTAGCAATAATTTTTTGAATTACACCCAGTCTCTTGACCAAAGCAGGAGCACTTAGAAAAATAGGTAATTCAAAAGTTAGTGTGGCAGTTTCTACTGTGGGAGTTTCTGTACCTGTGGGCACAGATTTGCTGCTCCAATTGACACCAGTCAATAATACATAAGTGATGCTGGTCCAGTCAACATAGTTGTCGGTACTTTGTATTTCTAAAGCAGGATTGAATAAAGTGCATAACTGTTCAAGAATCTGAAGTTTTTGTTCAGTGTTACTGGTCCATATATCAACTTTAAGCGTTAATTTATATGGTACAGGCATTAATCGTTCTATGGTAAAAGTATCACCTTGTACAGTGGTATATTCACCAGTGGCAGTGTCATAGTAACGCTCTCGTAGATTTAGTTTATCTACATAAGTGGGATTTTGTACACGAGCACGGTCATAGTCCAGACCACTTATATAAACAGCCATGGCTGGAACACTTTGTAAATAATTTTCACTGCCTTGTTGAATAATACTGGCCACTTGTCTGCTGCTGTCGCCGTAGATAACAGGCACCCTCTGTAGCGCAGTTACTCCATTACGATCTTTACCAAACTCAACTTGCAAATTACTGAGTATTCTTACAAATTGAATTATGTATCTTCGTATTTGATTATCGTAAAAAAAGCTCTGATAGGCCATTATTGTGCTCCTTGTTTAGCAAGACGCTTTTTTTCTTCTCTGGCCTTGGCTACTAATTTGTATTTTTCTCTTGCTTCTGGTGACCATTTAGTAGAAGGTTTGCCTTTTTTTGGATGTACTTTGCCTTTCATAGCTCCGCCATCAATCCTTGTCCACCCTCCGTCGATCCCATTATCGCGTCTGCGTTTATGGGCAAGTCTCTGAGCATTACGCATTTTTTCAATACTTTCTGCGCTATGCGTTTTGTTATTGCCTGCTTCTCTACAATTATAAACTTCAGTTAATGTTTTATAATAATTAAGCCAATATTGTTCTCTGTTGTTTAATTCTTCTAACGATGAACAGTTATCAATTATTTCCCACAAAAATGATTCTACACCATATTTTCTTATGCTATCGTATAGATGACTTTTTCTTCCGCCTCGAGCATCAGCTAAATGACCATACCATCGCATTTTTGGATTTTTTTGTATTGTTTGACCAATATAAATTTTGTTGTTAACTAAATTGGTAATTTTATAAATTTTCATATAACTATTTATGCGTGATGGTAAAAAAATTGTTGGTATTGTCAATTATCAGCTCGCGGAGTAAGAGCCTTGCTAAGACTTTGACGAGTGGGTTGTACTTGACCTTCAGTGTCTGTAAAAGTCGAGCTGTTGTTGTAAAAACGACCATGTTGTGTGTTGTTAGTGGATCCTGGGGTAATATCAGTGCGATTTTTGTCTTCAATTTTAACCCATCTTGCGCCATCGTATCTAAATAATCTATTAGGTATGTAATCAGTACGCAGTGCATAGTCTCCGATACTGGGGTTAGTTGGAAAACTAGTGCCTTGTGTAACTGGCCAACCATCTGGAGCAATACCATCGCCAGGCAAATAAGCTGGAATATTGCTGTCAGGCGTTGTAGGTTGTGCTGGATAATCTACGGTACTGTTGACATAAAGATTAGTATTGTCTACATACTGCCCAGTGGGGTCACCTGGACTGCCATCAGGATTTAATGGCAAATTATACAATGGATCTATGTCAGTACCACTTAAAGGTACATCCACTTGTGCTTGCGCCAAAATTGCATCATTTATTTCGCCCAGTTTGGCTAAGTTAGTCATAATAGAACCAATAGGTGTGTCTACTGTATCGCTGGCAGCTAAGTTGTTTAGAATATCTTTATATTCTTGACTGTTAACCATTGGTTTGGCTTTAATGCGTATTAAGTGAGGCCACCAAGTTTGACTAAAACCTTCAGCAGCAAAAGTTACATCTTGAATAACATAAAATCTTTTCAATGCTGCTGGTAAATCAGCGTTTAACGGGTAATAATCTTTTTTGTGCTGAAGTTCAATTACATCACCGCTCATAAGTTTGCGACCTATCATGGCCACAGTGTCGTTTAAATGAAAAGTCATTACGATAGTGTCTGTGCTTAACAGTAAACCAAATTGTGACAAATCCCAATCGTTGTCGCTGACTGTGTAAATGCCGCGCATTACATACACTGAAGTGTCATACTTTCTGTCTCTGTTTTCTAAAAACAGTAGATCTTGAATATTTAATACACTGTCATTGGTGTAGTTGGGCTGTGTGTAATCTCTCCAATAAACACTGACTGGAGTGCCGCTGTTGATGCTGGCTGTGACATTTGAACTTATTGTGGTTGTGTTAGCACTGGTATTAATTGCGGTAATTATGGTGTTTGCTGCAATATTGATACCTTGTACGGTTTGTCCAACTTCTAACACAGCTACATTGGCAAAAGACAGTGTTCTGGTGCCCGATGCTACATTGGCAGTAAGAGTATAAGCAGTGGCTTGTCCATTGGCCTGCGGACCCAGGTATTTGTGTAAAAGGATGCCAGTGCCGCCAACAGTGAATTCTTCACTGATTCGTTTATCAAAAAATTTATAATCATTTGTGTGGTTGTCGCGCCACATTGACAGTCTTGGCATGCTGGGTCCCAAATATAATGTATTTATTGAAATTTTGACAGTAAATACCAAAGACAATATAATATAAACATGGACAATGTAGCAGAAATTTTCGATAAAATGTCTAAGGAAATAAAAGCTACCCAAAATTATGAACATAAAAAAGATCTGCTTAAATTGTACAAAAGTTGTGAAAATATACATTTTGAAATAACCAATGAATTGGTTGAATGTAAACGCCGAAAACATCAATCAGTTAAACTACAGAGACTGCAAAAGGAATTTGAACAAGCAGTGGAAAATTTTGAACAATGGTTAGTGTTCAGCAGGTTATTGTCATAATTGACAAAAATACCAAAATACAGTATAATAACAGATCAATTTCTTTCAAGGATTCAACATGGCCACAGTAGCTGGTGTAAAAATTAAAACTAAAGTAAGCAAACCCCGCGGTGGGCATTTTATGGACGAAAAATACACTGGCACCGAACCGCAGTGGCCTGAGGATGCTAGGGATTGGCCCGAAGACAAATTTGATAATTTTTTGCGTAAAAGTTTTTATTACTACAATTATTACTACAGTCAAAAAGATACAAAAAAATATGTGGTTGAATGGATGAAAAGCGTCAGTGATTTTGATAAAAATGAAATCCGAGCTTTTGAGCGAGCTGGAGACCGTAGCATACCTATGACAGCCTGCAGTTTAATCATGGCACATCGTGCAGGCATGCCCCTGCGGCCTCGTCACATTGAATTTTTGGATCAATGTATTTTGGAAGCAATTCAAACAGCCGAACCTGAACCCATGGTACAGGTCACAGAAGATAAACAAGAAGTGTATAAACCCACAATTCAAGATCGTTTGGCTGAAAAAACTTCGGAACTGATTGGCGAACTTGAAGGCAAATATGACGATCAGGAAACATTTAAAGCCTATGATTGGTTTACTAATAATAATGTAGTGCAAAGCCAACTTAACAGATATGTAGACCTTTACAGTCGTAGACTGGCAGAATTAGAAGAAGCTCAAAGTAAAGTGGATCCACAGTTAAAAGAAGCTTACAGTCATTACAAAAGCCAAGATTTTAAGCGTCGTATCACTTGGATTACACAATTGTTAGAAGCAGTTGAACAATATCGTACAGTGAAAAAAGCTGTCAAAAAAGCTCGTGTTAAGAAAGCACCCAGTAAAGAAAAAATTGTTGCCAAACTAAAATATAGCAAAGAAAACAAAGAACTTAAAATTGTCAGCGTAAATCCTGTTGAAATCATTGGTGCCAGCGAACTTTGGGTTTACAACAGTAAAACTCGTAAACTAGGCAAATATGTAGCAGCTTCTTATCAAACTTTAAACATCAAAGGTACTTCAATTATAAACTTTGATGCAGACAAAAGCACTTGCAAAACTCTGCGTAAGCCTGCAGATCAGTTGAAAGAATTTGCCCGAGCTGGTAAAGTACAACTGCGTAAATTTCTTGAAGAAATTCGTGCCACTGACACTAAGATGAACGGAAGAATCAATGCAGATATCCTACTGTTAAAATGTCAATAACGATTGGGTCCTATTAGCTAAATAAGGTTAATAGGACCCATTTATGTCAGACAATACAGTAATTGTACCAGATCTAAAGTCAGATTACAGTGTAAGAACTCAAAATTTAGGCGGCCCTGGTTTTATCAGTCAAGCCAGCGCCATTGCTGCTAACGAGCAAATCCAAACATTAAATCAATTACGGAACGATATGATTGATTATATCCGTTTGCGTTTGGGTGATCAAATTGTTGATGTCGAACTAGACAAAGAACATTATGATTTGGCTATCAAACAAGCTCTTACAAAGTATCGTCAAAAGGCAGCAAACAGTACTGAAGAAAGTTATATATTCTTGGATCTTTTACCAAATGTTCAAGAATATATTTTGCCTAATTATATACAAGAAGTGAGACAAATCTTCCGCAGAGGTATTGGCACAACCAGTGGTACCACAGCCAGCCAATTTGAACCATTTGCCAGTGGTTATTTGAACACTTATATGTTAGTAGCAGGTCGTGTGGGTGGTCTTACAAACTACGAATTATTCACTGCTTATCAAGAACTAGCAATGAAAATGTTTGGTGGCTTTATTAACTTTACTTGGAACAAAGTTACTAAAAAACTCACTCTTGTAAGAAAAATTCCCTATGATGGGGGAACTATTGTTAAGCCCACTGCTATAAGTTCGAGCGGCTTAACTGCAAATTCTACCATTACTATTACTTTGCCCACTTCTATTTCATCATACCAAAGCAATTTGGCTGTAGGTGACAGTATCTATATACAACACTGTCCTGTGCGCGGGTATAATAGTCAGTATAGAGTGGTAAGTGTAAATGGCACAGCAACATCCATTACTGTTGCATCAAATCAAACACTGGCAGCTAACACAGTTACTGGAACAGATTTAAACAAAAGTGAATTTTGGATTCCAAATCCATATTATGGAGAAAATGAATTAGAATCTGTGTTACTATGGGTTTATAACTATAAACCAGACAGTATGTTGTTAAGTGATCCACAGGTTTATCCTTGGTTACAAGAGTATGCTT